CCACCAGCTTTACCAGCTCTTTTCGCTCTAGTCGTCGCTGCATACTCAGCTGGAGATAGTGCGTTGATCGCCTTCTCTGGGAGATAGCGTTCGCCAGTAACGGAAGACGGTTTGCCACTTTTAGTACGCCAACGCTGGCGCCCCCAATCCACTAGAGACTGTTGACTTTTTGGTAGTGCCATAATATGATCCAGTTAAAGGAGAACTAAATGAAAGAACTTTGGATAGACATAGCTGGTACAGACGGGCGCTACGCGGTGAGTAATTTAGGTAATGTACGCGCAAATTGGTCAGATGTGCCACAAAGACACTTAAAGACCAGGAAACGCATAGAAAAACAAACTTTATTAAAAGCGTGGGTACATACGACAGGATACAAACGAGTCGGCCTAGGCCGAAATAACCAGCTCTACGTTCACCGTTTGGTTGCTGAATGCTTCCTACCAAACCCAGAAAATTTACCGCAAGTTGATCATATAGACGGCGACAGGACAAACAATACCGTAACCAACTTACGCTGGGTTTCTGCGAAGAGCAATGCCCATTATGGTGGTGAACGTCACGGCTGGAATACTCAAAAAGCTGCTTCAACAAAACGCCGTATACACGACAAAAAAGTAGCAGAGTACCGCGCCCTAATTGAGAAGGGCCATAGCTTAAGGTATGTGGCTTGGCTTTTTGGGACATCACACTCATCCGTTAAACGGGCTTTGACTCATTATTGAGGTCCAGTCTTTTAAGCTCTGCTGTGGCTTCTTTAGCGGCATTTGACTCTACCTGTTTCCGTTGTCTGTAAACCTGTGCCGCGATGAGTAGCCATTGAAAAACGTTGCCGTCTTTCTTTGGGTCATACACCGGGGCCTTGATCACTTATAACCGCCGCCTTTGGCTTTGTACTTCTTGGCTAAGAGTTGTGCTTTCCTCGCTGACCATTGGCCCGCAGCAGTCCCTTGAGTCGCGGAACCTTTAATTTGCTCAAAGAGCTTCTTACGCATTGAAGGCTTCGTATAAACGCCTGCTTCATTGACGCGAGACTTAACCTTCCCACCATCTTTGAAAGTAGTGAATTTATCGCCATCTTTCCGCCTTCCTATTTTGGCTTCTGGCATCTTTGAAGGGCGAATATCGCCCATTCCGCGAGACGGCCTCATTTAGCACTTACCACCATAGCGCATCTTGGTCATGCCGCCTTTGGCCATTTTGCCTTTACCGTCGGCAGCGAAAGCAGGAACAGACTTCCCACCCTTCATAACCATAGGCATCTTTCCGCCTTCAGCCATCTTGATCATCTTGCCTTTGGTCTTGCCTTTGGTAGCAACACCGTCTTTGCTAGGAGCAGCGGTCTTAACTTTTCCCATCTTAGAAGCACCCATACCACCCATTGACATCTTCTTCATCGTAAATTCCTTTCCAACAGATTGAGGGACACCAACTTTTTTGGCAAACGCTGGATTGTTCGCCACGGCCTGCATAAATCTTTCCTGCTTTTTGGTCTTGGCAGGCATTACACCATCCGACCTTTGGTCTTACCACGGACAGCGCACCCATCAGCACGTTTAGATGCTGAGGAAATCATTCCGCCCTTGGCTTTCTTTTCAGCTTCTTTTGGAGGTTCTTTGGATGCCTGCTTAGGACCGTAGTAATCCTCCTGGGTAAACCCAAGGCGATCACCAAGCTCGCTGGCTTTCACCGTAGCGGCTTTAATGCCACTCTTAATACCAAGGAAGTCATCTTCGATCTTGGCTTCTTTGATCTTCTTGGTGCGGCTTGAGTCTTTGTTTTCCATTAAATGATCCTTCCACGGGTTTTGCCGCGCTGGGCGATACCGTCTGCACGTTTAGATGCCACCATGCCGCCAGACTTCATGCCGGTCGCTTGCTCACGCATACGCGTTCTGAACGCCTCTGCCTTGCGGGCTAGGCGCTGAGATCCAGTCTGAGTGTCTTCCTTTTTGCGGGCCTGTTCTTTCATGTATGACTCGCGCTCTTTGGCGGCTGCTGCGGCACGTTTAGCGGCTGCTGCTGCGTCTTTGTCTTGCTCGTATGCCCTACGCTCATCACGAATATTTGAGGCGGTCAGAGCGGCTTCCATGCGGTCAATATCTTGTTTGGATGGGCCCATCTCAGCTTTTGGTTGGGCAGGCGCTCCACGACGGGTCAAACCACGCTGAGCATTAAGATAGTCACGCAGGTTGTCGAACCCTGCTTTCTTCATCTGCTCTTTGGTAACTATCGGGGCCTTGGCTGCTGGACGAGCTGGACGGCTTTTTGCCATCTCTGCCATGGCCATCTCACGACGATCACGCTCATCAATCTGATCGTTTCGACTAATCGCACCAGACGCGTTTCTGACGCCGCTAAAGTAATCTACGTCGTCACCCTGATACGGGTTTAGACCACCTACCTGGTAACGTTTTGCTTTGCGTTTCATATTTTCCTCTGCGCCATCGCGTCAAGTTTGGCCTCTAGTCTGCGGAAGCCATCGTCAAAATGTTCACGGATCTTATCCAGATCCTGCCGCACTTCAGCACGGGTAATGTGATCACGGGCTACTTCCTCCCGAGTCTTGTTTAACAAGATACTCAGGCGGTTAAGTTCATCAAACTTGCCCTTAAGCAGCATTCCCATAATTGCAACTATCGCGCTGAGCACGATATTCCAGATCATCATCTCCATTTAACACTTCCATGCCCTAAGTGATTTATTTATCCGAGAGTTCGGGTCATTGGCTGTTTTGGCTGAAGTTAGTTTCTTCTTCATGCCGGTCATTCTGGCGCAAAATGACTTTTTACGAGCACCGCCTTCAGGCTGCGGAGCTTTAAGACCAGGCTTGCCAGGATTGGCAGCGTTATAGGAAGCTCTGCCCTTGGCGTTTAAACCGCCTTTAGGGTTCTTGCCTTCTTTACGCTGCCAGGCTGGTGTCTTAGCCATGATTAGCTACACAGAATGGTTGCTGAACCGACCTGCGTCAGAGCTACTGTCGCATAGTCATTGAGCGTATATGTAGCAACAATACCCTCACCAGGCACCCACACGTTAAACGCATTAGCTCCAGATCCAGCCGGGCTAACGACGTTCAATACTTTGCGGGAATCATTGTACCGGGTAATGATCACTGACCCAGCCGTGGTTGCGCCGGTGTAGTACAAGCCACGAATACGACATTTAGGCAGCGCCAAGCCAGACAGGCCGATGCTGATGTCGCCTACCGATGCCGTGTCATTAGAGATTGAGACAATTGAGGTGTAGTAGTTCGTACTGGATACCGTGTTGGTATCTACCCCAGTAATTATTTCGGTAATCTGCTGGCCATCCATCCCAATTCCAACGATTTCAAACTCTGTATCGTCTTCATCGCCGGTGGACGTTACGGTTACTTTGGCACCAACGCCATTGAACCCAACTGCTGTTGTGATCAGGGTGATTGCCCCGGTCCCAGCAATAGCGGCAGCGGCTCTTAATGCGGTTGCATCGTTAAACCACGTAGCCGACCAAACATCAGACTGCATGCCCATTTTGTATCTCCGAGATCGGCACTGGGTCAGGTAGACCTAAGTCCGAAAATTTCAATCCTTCTTCTTCAGGAAGATCAAGACGCGCCAACAAAGCCTGCATGGTGTCTATTGACGCCTGGGAAGCAACGGCCACATCATGCGCGTGGTCACGTTGCTGTTCCATTTTCTCGATCTCGGCTAGAAGAAACTCTTTAGTAATTTCCATTAGGCCGCGTTGGATACCATGAGGTAGTACGGGGTACCAGAAGCGTTCTTAATGGCAATAACGTGAGATACGGCAGCAGACGACTGCGTCGCAACCATGGCGTCAGGCAGAACCGCAAACGTGCCAATCGTGCCCGTACCAGAGTTCGTGCAGCGAATGTACGAAGCATTGGTCCAGGTGCCACCAGAAGCAAAGTCAGAGTCAAGCTGGAGAGCTGCAATCGTGCCGCCAGGATTCGTGGAAGTCCCACCAAGGGTCAGACGCAGAGCATTACCAGCACCGGAGATCGTTCCAGATCCATTGATGGACAGGGAGATATGAGCACCGTTAATTGTGCCGCCGGTTGCGCCATTTGCACCAGTTACTCGGGTCAGGAACCGTGCGGTCTCACCAGAACCAGTAGAGGTAAAGGTCAGGCGGCTGTAGTTTAGACGAACGTCACCAGTAGTATTGGAGGCCGAAACGTAGGAAGAGGAAACGTTTGATGCGGTGGTTACTGCAATCTCATCGGTTGCGGTACCAGAGATAAAGCCGTTATCCGACGCGACTGGGCCGGAAAATCGAGTTTGAGCCATTATAAAACTCCTTTGAGGTGTTGATACTTTAAAGCAAGTCTTCGCACAGCGCTAGTGTCAGAACATAAACTTCTTGCACGTTCTGCGTAAGACATATGGTCATTTTCAACAATAAATTTTAACTTAGCAATGAATTTTGGGTCCGAGTGAAAGCGGGCCATTTGTGCTATTGAAAGCGTTTTTCTGTACTCAGAGCTTCTGTAGTCAAATGTTGTAGCTCTTCTACCAAGCCTTATTCTTAGGCGAACTTCTTCGCTATGGTTTTTACCCCTCATCGGGGCTTTTGCAAAGTCAGCAATGTTGTAAACCGTTGGCTCGTCAAACCATGCCTCACCGCACAAAAAAGCGTTTTCTAATTGGTCCAACTCATCTAAGTTTTGGCACTCAACTTCTATAGCACCATAAAAATTTTCCGTACCATATTTGTTGTACGCATTTTGTAGGTGTGGATTTGTGTGTTTGTTCCACCGCAACAGCCTGAAATGCTCTTTGATTCTTTTGCGAACCCTTTGAGACTGGCCAACATAACACTGCCCGGTAACTTTGTTTACCAGTTTATAAATCCCACACACATCAATTTTGTATGGCATACACAACTCCTTTTTACGTAGTTTATGCCATTTGATGATAAATAAAAAGGGGGCCGAAGCCCCCTCTGCAACCCGCATAAATACTGGGTTTAGCCTTGTGAACCGTACATCCCGAGCGGATCGCTCCATCCAAAGCTGTAGCGCTCACGGCTCTTGTAACGCACGTTCCCTGTGTCGAAATCCCCGTCCATTGAGTTCTGCAAAGGAACCCGAACGAAGTGCTTCATACCATTGGGTACGTCCGTGGTAAGGAACCAGGCGTTGGTATCCGTCAAGAAGTGGTTAATGGTGTATCCCTCGGGGATCGAACCATTGTTCTTGATGGCGTTGATGTCGTTGTCAGCCGTACCAACACGCAGCTCAGTCTCAAGGAGACGGGTAGCCACGAACTGGAGTGCGGGGGGAACAACGAGCTTC